TGCTGTGATGGTCGTCGAGCTGGTCGTTGCCACATTGTTCCCAATGGCAGCAGCAGTTGCCTGCGTAGACGCGATACGGAATGGTCGATATTGCCAATGTGACATTCACCAATCCTCCTAGCCCGCGAATCTGGTGCCTTGGGCAAATACCAGATCTACCTGAACAGTCACAGCGGGGCTTGCAAGACCTGTCGAGTTTGACGAGACCCGTTTAAAGGTCAGAATGTCCCCCGGTAGGATTGCGTTGGGAGTATAAGTTGTTGCAATCTCATGGGGAGTCAGGGCGGTCTCATTGGTACCACTGGCATACGTCACGCTAGCCAAGGGAGCTGAGACAATGGTCCAGGTACTGCTATGGGTTTGAGCAAAGGTAGCAGTGAAAGTAGTGCTGGTTACAGCGGTAACCACGACTGTCTCTGCATTCCCTGCAGAATCCACAAGTAGCGGGGTGCCCACGACGATATTTGCCATGGATGCTGGGGTGATCGTTACACTCCCCGCCGAGGCTACTGCTGTACTTGTGTTGGTATTGACAAGCAGAGCACCCGCCCTTTTATGTAAGAGTTGCCATGTAAAATTGTTGGTGTTTGCGCCCGTGAGATTGGCTTCTGTGATGAGATTGACGAGCCGCGCTCGCATTGCATTCAGTGGCAGAGCGCCCGCCTGACCAGATCCTGCTAGTTTTGTAAGATCAGGGACCACAAACAGGACGTGCTCGTAGTCGGTCGCAGATCCCGCCGTAGCAGAGGGAATGAGCGTCGAGGGTCCAATGGGTACGTCTCGGTGCAATCCATCGAATTCAGAGAGTTGAGCCATGCTTACTTCCTCCCTGAGTCCGTTGGTAGATACTTGCTCAGATTGTCGATGTACTGCTTCAGACGATCAGCGCCAAGCTGTGTAGCCAAGGCCTCAATGTTGACTCCTGCGAGCTGAGACATAAACTGCTCAATGGGCATTGGTTTGATGCCAGTGGCTTTTGCAAAGTCGTTTTCATCGACCGGACGCATGATGACCTTGCCGTCTTTGTCCTTATCCTCGACCTCATCGGGGAGCACAGCCTGAAGCTTGACCCTTCCGCAGATCAGATCATTCTTGCCGTCGGGGCGGGTGCCTTGCAACCAATGTTTTACAATGCGATAAGGCACACTGCGAGCGACACCATTGACGAAGAGAACTTTGTCAACGTGCTGCTTAGAGCCAGGGGAAACCTTGTTCCAACCATAGAGGACGGTGACTTTATCGTGATCCTCGAATTCCTTGTGCTTCTCAGCAGGTCTCTCCAAGACTGCTACGCCGCCGCTTGGCTCTTCCTGAGCGTTCTTTGTTTCTTTCGTAGTAGACATTTCTTCTCCTAGAGGGGCAATGAGCCCCTCATTGCATTCCTTGCATATTCAGCGGTTTATGATGCCAAGCGTCGCACTTTTGCATTAAACGAAGGTGCAGCTATCTCAAGTCCGTACATAGCAAAGATAATCCAACGAGACGAGAGCACACCATCAACACCAGATGGGATCTGAAGCACAGTAAAGCCTTCAGAATACAACCATGGGATAGCAAGATGATCCTCGTCAACGATGTAGATGTCTTCTACGAGTGCATTGTCCGATGTGCGGTTATACGTGCCACCTGTGCTTCCAGGGAAGGGCACGATGAGCAGTTCGTCTTCAGAGTAGGTTAACGAGCTGACACGGGTGCCTGGGATCAGATCTCGGAGATTGGCAGAGCTGTCATAGCGAACATTGGTCATCTGCTCGTCATCGAATGCCTGCTTTGAGTTCAGAGACATGAAGGCAAGCTTTGGCTTACCGCCGTTGTTTGCAGCTTGGGTTGCTCCATAGCGCAGAGACTCTGTGATATTCAAGCTTGCAACGTCTACCTGCGTTGCACCGTTCCCTGAGAACGAGCCGACTGAACCAAGGACGCCACGGAAACCGTCAATGCCGTTTGCGTTGTATGCGCCTTTTTCAGTGCTTGACCCTGCGCCCGATGAGTTCGAGGCGTTTCCTTGCAGGATGAAGTATTGAATATCCTGTGCGAGTTTGACCATACCATTCAAATCTGTTACTCACCTATTGGTGGGTCTGATCATTTCTGTCAGACTCTTACGGTCTCCCGTAAGTTCGGACTCTATCTTAACCTTTGCAGGTCCTCCGTACAGAGTCTCTGAGCCTTCACCATGGGCATCCTTGCCTGTAGGTGCTCGGTTGCTGATTGCCCTTACCCATTGCTTTTCGAGCTGTCACGTTTGCTCTTTCGGGCTACGTTGTAGCGCAATGGTCTCGCAGGATTTCCCAGCAATTCTCGGAGTTTTCCTTGCCGTTTATGCAACAAGGGGCCAATGTTGTTTAGCCATTTCGGTCAACTCAGGACTGTATGCAGGTGGACTACCACCAGCTTCGACTGCTGCGATTTCCTTGAAGCTCACGCCTCTGCCCGTTGCAAAAACGGCAATAGGGAAGGTCAGCTTGTCATATGTGCCTGCCGTGTAACTCACCGTACCAGTCTCTGTGATTATGGTACTTCCAAGTGATCCAGAGTCAGGAGCGGTAATTCGTGTAGCTTGATGCACTAAACCATTCGAAGGTTTCTTTTGAATTCTTTCGAATACGGGAAACCTTTTCAAGAATATAGAATGCAAGACTGGTTCAAGGTCTTGACGTAAAAGAACGTTTCCGGTGGTCCCGCTTGTTGAGTCCAATATGCTCTTAACACTGCTTGGTACAATGGGAGAGCTGTGAATTTCGCCGATGATCTTCTGGCTCAGTTGGCTCTCATCGCGGATTGGTGCGTCATTGTGGATGAGATGCTTGAGTTGTTGGCGCATCTCGCCTTCGGTCATGGTACGCAGGTTCTCGTTGATAATCCTTTGCCGATCCTGTGCGTACTTAGTGTCGTGCGGATGCTGCACGGCTGTAAACGTTCGTGACACGATGGTCTCCTTGTTCCTTCAAGGAATAATCACCGTTGTATCGAGGCTTTCATTGGATGGGGCCGGTCATAAGCTCTCTTGGCTATCGATGGCCGGTTCTCTTCCTCAGCTGCTTACGCTAGTTTGTGGACAATTAGTAGATGAGTTGTTGCTATGATAGTACATCATGTAACACTATGATGTCAAGACCTGATTGTCATTAAAGTTTCGAGGTCAAAGTTTTAACAACGATCAGGTCTATTAAAGGTTGCTTTAACTACGCCTCGACATTCAGAGGATCGTCGTAGCAAGGTACATAGGCCTCTTCGCCGTCCCTGTAAGCCAAGGCATCAGATGGGTGCATCCATACGCGTTGATCCTTGGTAAGCTCAGGGCGAACGCCGTCCTTCACCGTGCCGCCAACGCCCGCAGGCCATCTGCGATAGTTCATGAATTCACCGCTCTTGAGTTTCCTCTCAATGACATTGGTCTCTCTGAGCGCCTCATCGAGACTCCACCGCCTCTCGTTGGCATTCATAGACGCAGCAGAGAGAGCTTTGAAATCATCGTAGGTGGCAACGTCCCCATTGTGCTGAATGCCTCTCTTCAAAAGAGTAGGTTGACCCAGTGGCACGTTTTTGAGTAGAGCTAGATGTTCCTCTGCTGTCTTGGTCTGACTTTGCAGATCCTTGAGTTGCCTCTGAGCGGCACTGATCTGACCCTGCAATTCTTTGAGCGCTTTGGGCTCAATGCCATGCTTGGACAAGGTTTCGATGAGAGCACCAACTTCTGCTCGGAGAGCCACTATCTCACCGACGGCTTTGACTGCGTCTTGCTTATCGCCATCATCATCCCCGTCATCAGGTTTATCTTCTTCATCGTCATCAACACTATCGGCCTCCTCATCATCCTTCATCATCTCCTTGCACGGGTGGAACGATGATTTACACATCTCGACCATGCCGTCATGGATCGCTTGCAGCTTCTCACGGTTCTCTTTGCTGAACTCAGATCCTCCCTTCGTAACTTCAACGAAATTCAAGGTTTTGACAATGGCTTCCTGGATAGCTTCAGAGCTAAGCTCAGGGAAAGCCTTGGTTGCTTGGATTTGACCTTGAGCGTCAAGGGTAAGCTGTGGCTGACCGAATTTCGATGCGAGCAGGTTGTACATCTGCACGTCCAAGGGATTGGTAGAGGCTTGTGTGAGAGGCACGCTAGCAATCACGGGCTCTTCTTGGGTTTTCTGGGTGACCTTGCCTTGACTGTCAGCAGATTGCGCTGCCATCTCCTCTGAAGTGACAGTGGTTTCATTGGTTGGTTTCACGTCGGACTCCTTTCCAGGTTCTATAGCATCTTCCTTGTCTGCTTCCTCTTCCCACGGTGCTTTCTTGTCAAGCTTGTGGTAGTAGGCTTCAATCTTCTTTTTCACCGCAGGTACATCGTCTTCAGGGATATCAACGCCCCCACGGGCACCCTGGATAGCTGCCGCTGAGGCATAAACGGCTTTAGGGATAGCTTTGACAGAACCATCAATGACATCACAGAAGGGTAACTTGAACCCACCCCATGTGTCGTCTTTTTCAGGGTCAAACCAGAAATGCACGGATTTGACCTTGCTCCAGTCGGGGTCATCACCGCCCGCCCAATCCATGATGCGCTTGTGAGCTTCACCGCTATCCCATGCAGTGTCCTCGTCTGCCAAGGACCACGACGTCTTCCCTGAAGCGCCTTTGGTTTCAATGTTTTCTCCTCGAAGCAATTGCACTGCAAGCGATGAATCATTTGTGGCAGTTCCAGGAGTAGACTCCTTGGCTAGTCCTGGAATATATGGCATCTCAATGCCTTTTGCCATGAGAGATGCGACCTCATCACGTTTTAGCGGTTTATTGACACCTTTGGTGTTCATGACGAATATACGTTCGTTTGGTAGCCATTCAACGCGTTGCTTGGGTGTTGGGCGTTCCTTGACACGTTCCAGGTCCTTGCGCAGAGCCTCGTTCTTCAAGGTCTTCAAATAGTCCTCGTATGCCCGCGGGTAGAGACCCTTGACAGCCGGAGCAAGTGCTAGGGCCTCATCGCCACGGCCTTGTGATGCCATGCGCTCAAAGAGTCCCTTTGCGGCAGGTTCCACCCAACAGCGTTGATTTGCTGGGATGCCAACGACTGACCATTCAAGAGTTTGTACATGCGTGATGATAAGTGGTGGGAACCAGCTATGCCCATCATCATTCTCTTCATCGAGTTCTGCCTCTAAGATCATGCACCCGATGGAGCACCCAAGCCGTTTGCCTTTTTTGATATATCCATAAGTTTGTACTGCCAATGGATTCGATGTCTCGACATCACTCACAATGGAGATATCAGCGATGCCATCCTGGAGCTTCAGAGTCGGAGCTTCCAAGAGCGACCCGAAGAGATCATGGGGGAGATCATAGCTGTGGTTCAGCCAAATGGTTAAGCCTGGCTTTACCTGGGTCATATCACTGAGAGCAGAGATTGCCATTGTATCGCCATGCAGATCCCTCTCAGTCGACGACCCGACCATGCGTACCACGTTTTCCTGCTCAGGATCAATCTCCATAGCAGATGTAAAGATCGTAAAATCTGGCTGTATCGAAGTAGAGCCATCTTTGAGAAGCTCTGCTGACGATATCTTCATTGGCTAAATTCCTTTCTCGCCTCGTACTGTTGAGGTTTTGACCGTCTCATCGGTCGTACTGATGTCAGTGACTATCTTTGCCTTCTTCGTCTTGCTCGGAGCGAGTGGCTGTGTCGCTTCAGGGTCCGTCTCTGCTTCCTGTGCAGGTTCATCGGGTGCAGAGGGTACCGTTGGCAAGTCATTGGGGCTAGCCACGGGTGCGAACGGCCCTAGCAGCTTGTGGTTAATGCCGTTGGTGAAGTGCAGGAAAAGATCCTTGACAGCCAAGACGTCCTTGCGTGGGTCGAGGATGGCTTTGATCACAGCGACCTTCTGACCGTTCTCCTCGGTCACATGGACTCCAAGGACATCCTGGATATCTTCACCGGTTTCGATGACGTCGTGTCGGTTTGTATGATGCATGTGTTACTCCTTTGGCAATATTACGTTTACCCACTGCCTAGTTGCCGTTTAAAAGGGTGAGTTGAGGTTGATGGCTTGGGACTCCATGGAACTAGTGTTCCATTCTCTTTCTTGACATAGAAGGTACCTCTCACCTCGATGACATCGGCCCCAAGAAGATCTGTGATTTCCTTGACATCAACCCAATCATCGACATCTCTGACTTGGCACCAGTGTCCTTGATCAAGCAGAGAATTCTCGTAATCACTGTAATTCGGGTATATACTTATTTGCCCTTTGATATTGCGAACAATCGCCAACTGATCATGGAAGATCACTCCTTGTGCAATGCACTGCTTGTCTTTGTCTTGCACGGTAAAGCATCGCATCCAATGAGGTGATCGATTGTTAAGAATTTCTTGCTCTGTTTTTGCTAGATCCATAATTTTACCTCTATTTCAACTGAATTACTTTTCTATGCGGGCAATTGCTGTGAATTGGAAAATCAGGTATCGAGTCATATTCATCGATATCAAAGGTTTCTCCTGCATATGCACTGCAAATATCGTTGCTGCTTTCTTCGGGAAGTACGGTCACTTCCACGTCATCCTCACTGACGCCATCAGGGAGATCAAGGTCACCATCCACGAAGTCACCGATCCACATGTCCGTGCCATCGTTGTATCCACTGCCACAGGTGAAATTAGCGATCTGCTTTGACTTCCACTCTGCGCGTGCAATGGCCCACACCGCAATCTCCTTGCGTGCAGCGGGCTCGCAGCCATCCAGGCTCTCATGATCTAACATCCATGCCACAACAAAAGCAGTTGCCACAGCCTCAAGGTCCTTCTTGTAGGTGTCAGCAATGGAGTCGGCGTCTTGCTCTGACACATCCTCTGCCATCTCACGCAGATCACTGGGTGGCTCCCATTCCTCATCAGAGATGCCTACAGTGCTTGATGCCTGGCTGTACGCTGCTTTCATCGAAGCAATGCGAGCCGTGAAGATCAAGGATGCCATGGCTTTGATATCTGCCTTGGAGAGCAGGAAAGCCGCGACAAGCAAGGCGATCAAGGCCTTTTCTTTGTTGGTCATGGGCTCTTGTCCTCACGGATAACAGTGACCCGATGATGCATGAATGGGACAAGCTTTTTGTGCAATTCTTTGCAAAATGCGATTCCCCCATGATAAGGGATTCCCTGAGCCTCGCATTGCTTCATTGACTCAATGATATGGTCGTTGAGCATTGATGCAAACATATAAAATTCATTTGCTTCTAGGGTGATCTCAAGATTGTTTGTGTGTGTATCTCTTGGGTTGTCAGTGTTAGTCATTGGTTTGTCTTTGGATACTCTGCTTCATCGGGCCATTTGTTGAGATCAGGGATACATTGCACAGCAGTGTCGAGACTGCCATTGCGCCATATATCAAGTTCGTAAAACGCATGTTTGGCAAAGTCGTAGAAACGACGTGCTATGATCCTCTCCATGTCCTCAAAGTCACCAAAGTAGGTGAGCAATTCGCTCATAAGCAACTTTGCAACCCCTGAGAACTGCGTATCACGGGGATTTTCAGTGTTACTCATAGCCTTAATCCTCCAAAAATCCCGAACGCAAGAAACCATGGTACGAGCCGCATTGAATGCTCCCTGTACCCGCTGCACACGTCGGACCTCCTTGCTTATTGACGGTCATGTTGGGTGGTTCTCCGTGCAGTATCCAACAATGATGCTTCTCTTGTCTCCAATCATCTTTCATAGTACAGTTTGACGATTGAGAGTCAACAATCCATTCACCGCCTGGCGTTTTCACCACCAAGCAATGTTTGCCTTGAGGGACTTGGATTGCATCGAGCCACGGTGCATAATACGTTGCGCCCACTGAAGCATCCTTGATCGTCATCTCTTCCCCTGTATCGGCTCTTCGGTAAATCTTCTCAACAAAGCGTTGCCATTCATCGCCTTCCCTGAAGACATAGCTGCATTGACACTGCACGGGCCAACGAGTATCATCGTGAGACACAGGCTTAAGGCCGTTCTGAATGTATCCTTCCTTGCTGAGTTCTTCTGGCTCTTCCCCAATAATCGTAGAGGCATCATGATATCCATCGTTCCCATTGAATGGACAACGAGACTCAGGATCATTGCTGGCATTGCGATATCTTCGAAGTTTCACGCGTACTCGTCCTGTCGGTTCTAACATAAAACATTTAATGCGTGCCATAGTTATTCCTCCTCCTTGTGAAATAGCATCTCATCGAGTACCCGTAACTCTCGTCGCATGCGTTGCCTTTGCCATGAAGCTATCACTGCAACCAGCACAGCAACAATCACGGATAAAGCCCAGATAGCTATGAGCGCAGAGATAATCATGGTCATGACTTGTCCTCAAGGAGTTGATTCAATGAGATGCCTTGCTTCTCAGCGATTGCCATGAGCACCTTGTCTTGCTTTGCTAAGTGCTCCATGATCTGCTCAATATCTTGATAAGATTTTGTTGTTGTTTGAAAAGCTTCTTCAGCCATGATTTCTTGGTGTCTGCCGAGCAATCCTTGACCGACCATGATCACAATCATCAAAGGGAGTTGGGGCACTGAAGCAAGGCAAAGCAGCAGAGGCCATGGCATCGGATCAAAATGTGCAATGGTCGCATTGGCAAGAATCCAGAGCACAATCCATGCAACGATCCCCCAGAAGGTCCACATGGATTGAAAGACATGGGTCATCCCCACGGCTATGCGTTGATTAAGCCCTGATTCGCTCTGCTCTTGTCTGTGCTTTTCGTTGACATTCACGGGCTTGTGCGGATGTATCCGATGATGAAACAGACTCATTTAACACCACCTAATCTTGTTCTGCTCAATGAAGTAGTGAGCACCGCACCCGCATAGAATACTAGGAGATACCGTGAGTACTCCATTGCTCTCAGTGACCTCATGGCATGCAAGGTTCGCTATGCCATGCAAGATTGGATCACGCGAGCACTTTGGGTTAGGGCATCCAACAAGCCAAGCCTGATGCAGCTCGCTGTACATTGCTTCTCCTGGTAGTAATCTGTGAGGTTCCTTGTTGACCATGGTGATTTCAGTGAGTCGATGTTCTGTCATAGCCACTTTACCTCGTTGCGTTCGATGCTATATCTTTGTCTCATCCTGCTCCCATGGCAGTGCAGAGGTTGCGTGGTCGAGACCGTGCCATCCTCAAGCCGGAAAGTATCGGCAGAATAGCAGGTTATGGACCCACAGCCTGGACAGCAAAGCATCCACGAATCGTCCAAGGGAAACATGGGTTTTCCAATGTCACCGCGTTGATAGTCAGTGATTTGCTTGGTGCGACCAGAGATTACAGTGATATGGGTGATGTCTTGAGTCATCTAGCACCACCTGATCTTGTTCTGTTCAATCGCCCGTCTGAAGTCCTCTAGCATGGCACGTCTCCTTGCAAGGAACTTCCGTTCAGAGATCTCGATGGGTTCCCCTGACTCTGCTACGAGTTTCGCTGCTTCTCGCAGGACTCCGAGAGGAACTTCGCCATTGCCTTGTGCGTTGCATTCTGCGATCTCTTTGAAGCTAAGGCTCATAATTCTTTGTCTTCCTTCTCGCTACCAGCAAAGAACAGCTTCCCAAACTCACTAGGGCTCTTTGCCGTGAAAAATGCACCTAGGAAATCATCGGCCATCTGCTGATAGTGCGGTGAAAGGGCCTTGTATTCAGGGCTCTCCTTGTGATCTCCCTGCTCGGCATGCTGCTGAAGCCATGCCATTGCTAGCTCATCATTCATCCTTGCTCTCCCTCAAAGAATGCCTTGACTCTTTCCCAAAGTACATCGCACATATCAGTGGATATCATGATAGCCTCAAATAAGCCCTGTACCTCAAGGAAATTCAGCATGTCGCCAATGGAGAAGAGTGGCAATATTGTCCCTTCATGTTTCTTGAGCTTGCCTATGTATGGATCTGGATACTCAAATTCAAATTCTCTGTCAAACTCACCTTCAAAGACACCGCCGTACTCACCGTCTTTCTCTTCTGGAATATAGACCTGCACATAGGTATCGTCATAGATTGGTTGATTGTAGAACCATTCAGCAAGCCTCTCTGCTGCTGCTTCAGATAGTGCTTCTAATTGCTCTACGTCAATGTTTTGTTTCACCCGTTCTTCCCTCTCTTTGCAACTTCCTCGAATATCTTGGTTACTTCACGGGTTGTCATGGCAGAGGCCTTGATTGCATCGTGAATCGGCGTCTTCACAGGTTGCAATGGCCTGACCATGGCATCAAAGGCTTTCCCAGGATCTTTCAGTGCCTCTTCCCATGCATTCTCTGAATACCACGCATTGCGCAGAGGTTCAAGGAGTGCCAGTTTCTTGCGTGCCTCTAGTAACTCTTCAATGACATCATGGAGGACCATGTCAGCATCCTCGTTATCCGGTGGAACATGTAATACATGTCGTTGATGAATGAGATCGATGAGAGCCTTGCGCATGTCTTGCTCGCTGCGATGCTTCAGGATATTCTTCTTGAGATCGTCATTGGTCATTCTAGTCATTGTAGCCTTCCATGCTTCCTCTGAACTTCTCTATGTCGTGCCAAGCAATCTGAGAGATCTTGCTGTTTGATCCCCCAAGCTTTCGCGGCCTCTTGCTGGCTATGGACATAAATGCATTCCACTAGCGTGTAGCGTGGTCCTTTTTGCGGTGATACTTCAATGCTTACCGTCATTGTCGACTGTGCAATGACGCCGCTTCCATTGAATGGATAGTCAAGCTTGATCTCGATTGCCTCTCTGCCATACCCTCGATCAAAGAGACCGATGTACCTTGAAGATTCCCTGTTGGTACTCATCCCCTCTGCTCCTTCCTCAATCTTTCAAGCATTGGATAGTGCTTCACAAAAGTAACAGGGTTAGCAGATCCCTCAATGAGGTCTACTCTCACAAATTGCTCTTTGATCACAATGTCCGCGTAACTTGGACATGGCCCGACGCATCCGCCTTGCTGCCATTCCGTCACTGCCTCGCTATGCAGAGCCTTGAGCGCATTGATCCGCTCTGCTGCTCGCTGTTCCTTCGTTGCCTCGTCCTCGATCTGCTTTGCTTGCAATGCGTCCCGGAGAGACTCAAGGTTTTGACGTTGTGCGCTGAGCCAGTCAAGGAGAGCAAGGGCTTGCTCAGATTCGAGATGGATTGCCTCATCCCATCCCTCAAGAGCGATGGTTGGTTGTCGGTTCCACTGATTTGCATAGCGAACTTCGATTGCATCAAGGCCGTGCAGTGTAAGCGATGGCAGTTCGCAGAGATCATTGATAAGCTTCTCAAGATCTACCTTGGTATCCTCAGTAACTCTCAACATTACTCTAAGTCGTGCCGTACCTGTATCGCCATTTTCATATTCATAGGAGATACCTTCTCTATCAATGAATTTGACCGTAAGTGGCAACATATCAGGACTGCCTACTGGCACAACCTTGTCCCCTACTTTCCAATCTCTATAGTTGCTATCAAATGTTCTCATGCCCTGTCCCTCCACTGCCTGCTCATCCTTGCCTTGCTTCGACGTTTGCGAGGTCGAGGATAACGCTTGCCTTGCGCCTTGTACTCGTTGGCCCATTTGAGGTGCTGAAGCATATCTTGCGTGACAGGGTATCCTGCAACGTGCCCGACAATCTGTGAATGCATCTCGCTTGCAATAATCCCTGTAACCTCGATCTCAACAGGCTCTCCGGGAACAGCCTTGACAATTTTCATTGATTCCCACGGGTATTCATTCATCCGCTTTTGCCTCTCTTTGCAGCTTCCTCGAATATCTTTGTCACTTCCTTGCACAGATCCTTGTTTGCCTTGGCCTCATCCTTGGGTATCCAGGATTCACTCTCACTGCTTTTTGTTGCCACTCTCCATCTAGCAGGGATATGGCTTGGCGCAGACGATCGCCGCATGTACTTGGGCTTCCATGGCATGCCTGGGGGACGCGCGTCGTACCACAGAGACTTATCTGCTTCATTGCTTGCAGTGCCATCCGACGCGGGTGCAGGGCTGTTCCCTGAGTTGTCAGTGGGAGCAGTGGGCTCGTTGGTGTTCGACGAGCCCTCATCGTCATCTTCAGGGATGCCTGGGTCTTCAGCATCTTGACTTGGACCTCCAGAAGCGTCCTGTGAGCCCATTGCTCCACCCGTGCTAATCGGAGTGTAATCACCAAGCTCTCCCTTGTAGTTGAGCCATGGCATTGGTCCCTGCGTCGTCATGACCCAGTAGGCATCCCCACCGGGTACTGGCTCTTCGCCTCTCGAAGCTAATACCTGATTTAAACTGATTGATGGTAAACCTGCAAGGCCTTGAGCATACACGGTCATGCTTTCTTGCATATGTAGCTGCCTTGCCATCTCTGAGACCATTGGGAAGATAATGCGTAGGTTCACAGCGTTGAGATCATAGCGTCCATAGGGAAGCACGGGTGCATAGTCTGCAACGAGTTCACGGTTGAAATATTGTTCTAGCATTAAGAGCAATGGGATGAGCCCTGTGTCCTCTGTGATGTCTTTTTGTGTTTCAGAGGTTGCACGATTGATATCAGCCATCATGTTGAAATACTGCACTGACATCATAAAGATCGTTGCAATCTTCTTGAGCATGTACTCCTGGTATTCGAGGAACTGGTTTTCTTTTGCTGAGTAGACGAGGCGGAATTGTGCAGCAGCAGAAGGGCCGCCAAACCAGAAGAGTTCTTTCTGGCCAGCGATATCGCGGTCATAGGCGTCTCGCATAGCTTCGAGTTGCTGTGAACTAGCATTCTGAATTTGGAATGCATTCGGAGGTGGCTTTTGTTGCATTGTTCGCAACGCTTGCTTGGTTGCTTCGATGTCCGCCTTGATCGTGTCCATGAGCACCTGGACAGGCGATAAGCCATAGCGGTACGTGGCAGGATCAAGGATAGGCATGATGAGTTCATCGTTCCTCAAGGGGACTTTGCGTGACGATGCGAATTCCTCGAAAAGGTAACGCGGTTTATTGGGATCACCATCCCAGCCAGGGTAGATCTTGATCGTTGCTGCATCCTCTGCATACAACGAGGTGGGTTTCCGATCAACGGTCATGCCTTTGGAGATTGCGCCACGACCAAGGACAAGGACGTCTTCGAGAGCCCCCGAGATCAGCTCTGACCAGTTCTCACGGCGTTCGTTGGGTTGGTCAAGGAGCAACTCAAGGCTATACTGTGTCTTTTTGTCGAATTTGCGCTTTGGGTCACCCGGGATTACAGCGATCTCAGCGTTGCCTACTTGTCGTCTGCGGATGTTCACGGCAGCTCTGACCCACTCATCGTTGTCGGCGTAATTTCTCAGTAAAAAGGCATTGGGCACGCCTTGAGGTTGATCTTTGGATGTGCTCCACCCAGCCATGTTTCCGCGCGCCTGTGGGTAGCTTCCCGTCGGCGATTCTCTTTGGAGTTCAGGGCTAATCGTGGATTGTCTGAGCATCTCACGGCGTTCGCTGTGCTGTAGTTCACGAATGTATGGCACAAGCTCAGGGTGAGCATTGAGGATAGCAGTGGCATGGGAGAAGTCCAAGAATTCCAGGGCAGGAACACGTGACCGTGCAGCTCGTTGCTCAGCCAAGGCTTGCGAGCGTTGCAAGCTCACGGAGAGTTCCTGGAAGGCAGCGGAAAGCGTCGGGTCCGAGGCCAGGCGGTCCCAGTCAGACTGCGGGACTGCACGGGGTCGGTAACCACTGTGGTCCTTCATGAGAGTCACTGACTTCTTCGATTTTCGTTGCTTCCTGCTCATGCCTTAGTCCTTTGGAGTGCTACTGTTTCATCTCAGCCTTGAGGCGTGCTATCGCGTCTTCTTTGCTTTCGAGTTGTCCTTTATAGCTCTTGATCAATGACCGCTCGTAGCTCTTTGCCTCTCGCTCTAATACTCGAAGCTTTTGCTGTTTGTCCTCTCCCTTGCAGATATAGTCATTTGTCCACTCTCTAGGATCGTCAAGATATTTCATGAGATCTTCCATGATCTGTTCTTGGATCGAGCTTTGGAACTCCCCTTCATAGTCGATGGTGATTTTCTCCTCTATGCCAGGAGAAGAAAACGTCACTTGACATCCCACATCACCCTCGCCATCATAATATGCTTCGGTATATTCTATGTGAATATCAGCCCTAGTATGTTTTTCGGTCATATGCACCCCAAATAAATAAAGTTCTCATCGCATTCGTAGCCCTCCTAGCCCTTGCAGCAATCTGCTCAGATTCGCTTGTCGATGCACATCATCGTTATGCCCCTGCTCTTCCCTGCTCTCATCATCGTTTTCAGTGCGACGGCTACGAGAGCCACTGCCAGAGGTTGCAACGGCAATGGCACCCGCGTGACTCATCGAATGCACTGCCATCATCAGTGAAGAGACGCAGTCATCATGGATCTTGACGCCTTCTTCTTGGCTATCAGGGGCACCATAGATGATATTGCCTGATGCTGAGATTTTGTAGCTGTACGCTCTGATTTCTTGGAGCATGACAGCGATATTTGGCAGAGAGATTTGTTGATGCTCCGTTGCGAGCTGTAACCTCTCGACCATTTCCTTCTTCTTGGGATTGGTCCAGACAACGCCCTCAACGGTGAAATCGGCTTCCCTGATTTGTTCCAGGAGAGGATCACCGACACCCGTCGCGTCCATCACAATGCTTGCACGGTTGTACTTCAGTGCGATAGCTAACACACGAATAATCTGTATGCGGTAATCGGTCTGGTTGTCACGATCGAACGCAACGAGATGCCCTGTATTGCAGTCAAGGACCGTGATTACAGAGAAGTCCGTGTGTTTCGCTGGGTCCCAGCCAAGGATGTAGAAGTGTCCTGGAATCGGGTCTTCTTGATAGCTATTGCCCTGAATGACCTTCTTGGGGTTACGAATGCACTCATTGACCCTTTTAAATACTGTTGCCTGATCGGGCTTGAAAATTGCCAAGATTTCCTGCTCGAACTTGTCTTCGGGCATCTTTGAGCGCATCTCTTCAATGAAGCTCAGCGGCAGGTAGGGATTGATCATGGAAGGCGCGTTGAAGGACCAATACTCTTTTTGCAGAGGATCTTGACCGAGCTGGTAGAGGTGATAGAACCAATCGTGACCTTGGGGAGTGCTAATAAATACCGCCTCACCGTCGGTATCGGTGAGCATTGGCATCATGACCTCGAACCATGCACGGGCCTTGATATCACGGCACTCATCCATGGTCAGGAAGTGAACACCGTCACCACGGAGGTCATCGGGGTTCTTTGCGGATCTGAATTCAAACTCAGAGGAGTACAGTTTGAACTTGAGCTGAGTGTAGTTGGGCTTTGAGACCATCTGGTCCCGCATGGCCCTAACAATGTTCTCAAAGGCGATCTGCGCCTGTTTGTATGTGGGAGCAACCCACCAGTTGAGTGATTTGCGACGTTCAACGCCCTTCTTGACATGCTCGTTGCAGCATCCAAAGGTTTTTCCTGCGCGACGGCCCCAACAAGACACACGGAAACGAGCTTTTGCATTGTGGAGCTTAAGCTGCCCTTTGTGTGGCTTGTAGAGCCCAAGCCGTATCTTCCTTGTTTGCTGCTCTGTTGGCATTGATCATCCTTGAAATAATGTCAAGACTTTGCCAATGACAAAGTTATTCGTTGTCTTCCGTGTCGACTTCAATGGTCAACTCAGTGTCTTCTTCCTCGTCTGCGGGTTCCTTGGATTGCTCTGCATTTCTGCGGGGATCAGTGCCACGCCCCCAGAAGGTTTCGACGATGAGGTCAACGGGATCAGCGTTCTTGTTGCCTGTCAGGGCAATCTGTTCTGTGGCTGCGTCGTTGGCAAGGCGTTCAAGGTCTACGGCGAGCTTGAGCAGATTGACAGCAGCGATACTTCCAAGGCCACCTCTCCCCTTGATTGCCTTGAGACGTTCGATGACTTCAATGGCATTCTCTTGCTGCTTAATGGCAAGCTTAATGTGGCGTCTGTTCATCTCATCAATTTGTTTCTGACGCTCTCTCCTTTGTCGCTCAAGCTGCTCTTCATCGTATGCTGACGCTCGCTTGACCCAGCCATAGAGTCTGCTCCATTCTTCGAGGACGCGGACATATCCAGGAGGATGCCCTAGCTGTTCAGCGACTTTTGCCATGCTACGATCTGGGCCAAGGCCCTCGTAAAGGAGGTAAGCCCTCTTGGCCTTCGCTGATTCGGGTGGTATTTTCTTCTGGCTGTCCTTGCCCATGGGTAAACTCATCCTTGCATAAAGTCGTACGGTCGTAAGGTACTGATGTACAGTATAGCTGATGTAACAGCAAAAAAGCAAGAGGAAGGCAAAAGAAATGCCCCGCCGTCTCCGAGTTAGCGGGGCAGTGCATTGACCAGAGTCTTCGAGCGATGAGACTTGGGATGGATCAATTTGTCTCTATGGTAACACAGGCTGTCAACGGGATCGCTGTGTGTCCAGTGCTCCAATGCCATTGTCCCCTGCCAAGATATCGATGATCCAGAGCCAGTCGAACTTGTGAGGATCAACCTCCTGAGGATGTGCAAAGATAAATTCACGAATAGCCTTGGCACTGAAATTCCAAACCTCTTCATTCGATCCGATCTTCCGCTTTGTCCCTTTGAGCCAACCCTTGTCAACCCATCGCCTCACTGTGTGGTAGTTGTTGGTTCCAAGGCCTGCCATGAGGTCCGTGAGTGTATAGCCGTCATCATTGTCCTCCTTGCGAAGGCGCAATTGCTCGATCTTGCGTAAGATGGATAGACGGTCCTTCTTGAGATGGATCTCCAACTGATGAAATGACACCTTACCAAAGTTCTCTCGCAGATATTGCTCTTGCTCTTCAGTCCATACCCCACGTGGCTTTGCTTTCCCTAGCATTCGTCCCCACTCTCGAATGGTTTTGCGTGGTACCCCTGGTAGGTATCGTTGGATCATGTCTGTGCGTGCAGGGGTCCCGTCATAGAGATCCAGGATGAGGCGACGCTCACGGTCCCCAAGCTCCCATTTCTGTGGAACGCCCCCTGACCTTGCGCGGGGAGCACCGACTTGCTCAATGGGGATCAGTGGTCTCGTTGCCATCTCAGTGATCCTCCCTGTTTCTCGACTTTTCTGAACTAAATCCGCTTGGATACCTTCTTCTTAGCTTTTCAACGTTTTTCTCTAGGACATCCTTGAGTGAGATATCGAGCGCGTTGCACATGGCGCTGATATACCATGCAATTACTGAGATTGCTTGGATGGGTGATATTCTGGTTTCCATGTTTCCTCCTTTTGAATGGAAAGAATAACTCTCGGAGATACTCCATACAGCTTTGCAATATCCACTTTGCGCATTTTGCCTTCTTTCAGCAAAATACGTATCTCATCAACTTTTTCCCAATTTAGCTTGCCAATTGCTTGACGTTGTTTTTCTTTATGTTCATTAGTGATAGGCACTCCTCTGCGGGAGGCATGTGCAAGTTCAAGCGATTTTTGCATTGCCTCTGTGTATTTGCCTTTCTTTGATTCAGAAATCTTCTTACCAATCCCGGGAGAGTATCCCCGAACTTTTAATGCTTCTCTTAGTGCTTCTGTTCTTTTTTCGACCGCTTCTGGCGATTGCTTTTTGCCTTTCTTTGCTGCTGCAATGTTTGCGCGATGCTCATCAGTGAATTTCATACCCTTCCTTGCTTCTGAATGCGCCCTTTTTGCAGCGTCACTCCATTTGACCGGTGCAATCAGACCATTTAGGTGCGCCCTCCTTAAGCCCTCATGGAGTTTTCGGTTATGTTCGGGAGTATTTGGACGCCCCTTCCGCGTTACACCACCAGTTCCACCTTCTGCGGTATTTGTAAGATTTGCCCCAAGTCTACGCATATAAGCAATCCAAAAAATCTCAGCTTCATCTAGTAAATATAGCGGAAGCTCCATTATTATGATCCCTTTAGGATACAGTCCCAGTTCCCGTAATTGGCGCAACCATCGAGTGTGATGTGTATCATATCTATTCAGCACTCCAGGTGTCATATGACGACGTATTCTATACGCTAATGAATTTATCGTTTTGCCTACATATCGCAATTCATTAGTACGTGGGTCGCACATGCCGTAGATAATACCTCTCCCTGGTTTCTCTTGATCGCTCATTGGGTACCTCCAATTGCTGTGTTATAGCATTGTCGCTATAGCATTGTCAAATATGCTATACTATGTTTGCTATAATTAATCTGTTAACAACTCGCATTGGAGGGTTTATGTTTCGCGTCAAAGAACTTGCAGAATTGCAAGGAATGAATATCACACAACTGGCGAACAAGGCTAATATGGCATACAGTTTAGTACATGGCATCTGGACAAACAAAACAAAGAGACCAGCTCTGACAACCCTAGAAAGTATAGCTAGTGCACTTGATGTGCCTGTATGGGCACTGTTTGAAGGTGCTCCTATGCCAAACAAAGAAAACACTGCTACTTCCCAGCTTGTTCAATGACCCATTCCATGCCCTTGCCAAGATCTTCTTGACCAAGCACTGAAAGCGCCTCAATGAACTTGTTGTAGCGAGCAGTGTCCTCAAAGAAGATCCTTGGAGGGATGGAATAGCCTGCGCCTTGAAAGAATGCTATCGGGTCCAAGTTGCTAATCACAGTATTCGCAATGAATTCGCCGATCCTGCGACGCCTCTCTTTGTCTGCTTCAGAGAGATCGTGGTAGGGCATGGTCTCCGAGGAGCTAGGTTCTTCAATGGATTGCTCGAAGGCTATCTCGATCTCAATGAGACGCACAAACTCTCCAAGCTGATCACGGTTGATCACACCGTCACCTCAAATTTCTCTGCACAATCCAAGTGAAACTTTGTTCTCACCAAGCTCACAAGGCTCTCCTCATCCATGAAGACAAGGACATCGAGTCTGCCAAGGTTGTGTTTCTCTGAGAGCGATGTTCTACCTCCGTTCTTGGTCTTTGCAGTGCAGAGATACTTCCAAGCCTGCACCCTGACAGCTCCATTGACCCTCCTAAACGCCACGGAGATACCTTGCGCTCTCACAATGCGCTCAATGTCCTCCTGGGTCAGCTTGGGCTGGGGCTTGTCTGAATTATCAATGCGGATGAGCTGCGAGCGTGAAATGGCATAGCTCTTCACTGGACTGTCCTTGAAATCAATGAGCACGCCCTGGATAGCTATGTGGTCACGCTCTGCGTTGAGAAGGCCAGTGACCTTCACACGGTAGACAGCATGAGAGCAGAACGGTTGCAGGAGGCGTCCGACAATGTGGATGATGTCACCTCGTTGGACTTCGTGGAGTTCTTTGAGATCATTGTCCATTCTTCGCTCCCTCCTTGCCCATCACTGCATCTCTTGCTTTAAACACTGCATCCTCCATGATCCACAATGCCTTCAAGGCCATTGTCAGAGCAGATACTATGCGTGATCCCGTGGTGGCGGTGGTGAATAGTTCAGTAGAGTCTGCCGCTCCATTCGCAATGATCTGCTCAGCCTTGTCCAGGAAAGACAGTGAAAGTTCACGGACAAGTGCAATGGCTTGCAGCGCAGATGCTCGTTGCTCTTCGGTGAGGGTTGGCTGCGAAAGCATGTAGCGATCTGCGACAGCAAAGACTGCGGGGATATCTTCGGTGTTAGACATGGCATTGCTCCGAGCCCGGCAAGGAAAGCTTTGGCTCTACAGTGAGATCAAAGGTCTCGCCTTCATCATTGACAGGGAGATCATCGAAACACACCCATTTTTCATGATCCTCATCAGTCATACCCCAACAAATTTCGCTATAGTTATAACAAAAATCTTCATCTTCATCTACAGAATCTCTCCATAATTTTGTTTGAAAGAAAGGCAATGAATAATCTATGTCTAGTTCATTGCCGTCTTTGTCATAAGCCTCGATTGACTCAATGCGATAATTTGTACCTCCTTCATCATTATATTCGCCATACGTCTCTATTTCAACTTTAGCAGCTTTGCCCTCACCATAAACTTGGTTTGCAAAATCTCGCACTGTTGTCCATTGATATAGCGCTTTAGCTTCTTTTGCTAGTTTTGATAAGCTTTGTCTATTCATGATCAGTCTCCTCCTGTTTTGATAATGGTTCTGCGTTTCGATACATCCATGGTTCTAGTGCTACCTGTGAAAGGCATTGTTCTAATGTCGGTATACGTCCTAGGTCCTCTAAGACATGTTGTTCCAGTATTGTTCTTGTTGGCACTTCCTTGCCATCAGAGCATCGCGTGATGGTGACACCAAAGATTTGCTCTGCAAGGGAAATGCCCCAAGTGTTGTGTAATACAAGGCGATGTCTTGCATCTGCGAGATGAGCCTTAGTATGGTCCATCCATTGGTGAATTTTGAGATAATCCTCTAAAACTCCACCGAAGCGACGTGCAGATGATTTTGCATGATAAAAAGCATGTGCCATTATTCCTTGCTCCTCCTCGACTCTGCATAGTATTTCTTTGCTTGCTCCTTCTGGAAACGAGAGTCAGGCACAGCCTCCAGCTTTGCCATAGCCGTGCCATCCATGATGCACTCATGGAATGCTGCAATGCTGTAATTGCATTGCTTGTAGGGATCCCACACCTCGCAGCCCGTGATCCCCTGTGCTACAAGGAGACCAAAGTCAATCCCTGCTAACTCTCCCAGATGCCTCAAGGAGTTCAAAGAATACATGCATTGCACCTGGGTTGCCCTTGGTCACTGTCTGCAATACAGCCATCATATCTTCGTTCAAAATAGATCCTCCTTTGCTCTTTCATAGCACATTTCCTCATTGTAGGGCTATATCTACATCACGTCAAGACTTTGCGCATGACAATGGAGACATTGGCTATTATGCCTTCCCTAAGTCGCATGGAGTCAAGACATTGCAAATCACAGAGAGACCAATGGACGCTGTGTTATCGCGCTGAGAAGGTCACAGAGGCCTCTGTCTGGGGTTTGATGATAGATGATACCTACCACCTAGGATTTGTATTCTGACGCGATTTGGAAGGAGTGGTTCGTAGAGGTCGAGGTTTTGCGGGAAAAATCAATGACCTTCGCTGCCAAGCAAGGAAGGACAAAGAGAGCAGTGAAGGCCATGTGGTCGGGTAGCAGGGACTTCCACCCTGTCCGCTTGGTCTTGGCGGCGTTCAGCCTCTATCGCTTCTCCTCTTCGGATCTACCCGTTGATTGGAGTCCCCTGCAAGGATAGCACGGAGCATCAGGGGTTGTCAATGAACTCTCTGAGCCAATCGCTGTTCTCGGTCGAGATAAAGCTTTGCAAGTCCATGCGACCCCGCAGATAGTCAGTAATCTCCTCGAAGTCTTCCTTGGTCATTTCCTTGCATTCATCGATGGCTATGATCTTAAGGTTGTTCTTTGCTCTCATTACATCTGTTGCTTGCAAAGTCATATCTTTCTGTTTCTTGGCGTGGCTCCCATAGCGACGGCTAGAGGCAATGCGAAAACGGTCCTTGCTTGCAAAGAACTTTCGTTGCTGCTCACTGCTCATTCCTGTCTTCCTCCTCGACTTCTAGGACTCTCCATGATGGATGCAATGCTTGCTCAGCAGGAACAAGACTCACGCTGTGCACCTCGAAATCATTGATCTCACGGACAATGCCGTCAAGTGCCAAATGGGTGTATTCTTGGTTACTCATTGCTTTATTTTTATTCTCCTTTCTGCGACAACAATCGATCTAGCAACTTTTGTGCAAACTTCACTGGCATATCGGCGATCTCAGCCCCACGATCAGCGTACTCCATGAGGTCAGAGATGCTTTCTTGCAGCTGCCTTGTGAAGCAATCTACTGAGCACACATCGTACCACTCCCTGCTATCCCCACTGTCATTCCCCCAGCCGCAGTGGCCTCCACTAAAGCTAAGCCACTCTTGCTTATACTGCTCTGAATTCGCTGTCTGCACGCCGCATACATCGCACCTCCATGCAACTTCAACTTCTTTTTCAACGACCTTCTTTTCTCTAACACTGCTCATCGTTGATCTCCTTGACTGCTTCAGTGATCTCATAGCCAGGCAATGCGTGCTCTGCAGGAATAATACTCCACCATAGTGGCGTCACATTGCGAAGGACACGGGCGTTATCAGGCGTTTCCTTGTCAGGCACTAAGTGGTACACGGTTGTATCAACGATGCTTGCGTCTCTTGCCCTGACCGCCCTGATCTCGAAGACATTCAAGAGAACTTTGTTTAGTTCAACGCGGCTGTAGAGCGATTCGTTGTCCCCAATGGTCATCACGGAAAGCTGTGAGACGATCTGATGCAGTTCATCCAAGGTGTAGAGGTTACTGCTTATCATTGTCTTCCTCCTCGAATATCGCTGGCACTCCCATGGACATGAACGTCTTCCCCGTGCGTCTCCCAGCGACTACCCCGTCCCGCGTTGCCCTCCCTGACCTCTGAGCAAGGAAGTCCCGCTCATTGATCACACCGTGCGCTACAGGGAGATCGGTGAACGCTCGTTGCTTGGCTTTGCGTGCAGGGAACAAAGGTCCCTTAAAAATCGGTGCTGGCATTGGTTAATCCTCCTTGAAGTACTTTTCCTTGAGAAACGCCGCAAACTCCATGATCTCTCCCTGATACGCATTGAGCTTCACAGCTCGCTCTGCTGCTTCACTGAGATCCAGGTCCTCAGTGCCCACGCATTGCAAGCGCAGCTCCTCAACGAGACCAAAGACATCTCGACGCGGGTGCAGGGTGAGCAGATGGTCATAGGGTACATGGCGAACTGCGTAAAAACCAATGAGCAGGTCCGTGAGTCGATGTCTCACCTGCAGATAGTATACATTGATCTGCGCCATCAAGTCATTGGCAGCTCGCAGCTCCTCATCGGTCTCAGCGTGCCGCAAGGCCTCAAATACTCGTTCTTTCTCATCAGCAGGAGTATTTATGGCAATGTCGACATAGGGGGCATAAGATCCTTCATCGTGTCCCTCGCAGGACGATGTCATTTCAAAGCCTAAAGCGTTGAGCGCCACGACTGCTTCGAGTATCCCTGTATCCAGTGGCTGACCCAGATCGTCTGTTGTTGCTTCAAAGCGTTTCACAAGGCCTCGCCAGTGCTGTTCTTTATTCATAGTGAGTCTTTCTCGCTTGTTTAATATTCAGCCCAACCCATCCCCACTCACCACCCATCCCCTCCCTCACAGCCCTACGGGCTGTCCGTGCCTTCGCACGGCCCTTCCCCTCCCTAGTGGCTACCGTACCTCCTCCTCGCTCTCCCAAGCTTACCACACGTCCTCACGATTTCAAGGCTAAACGTTGTTGCGCCCCGCGTCCCCACAGCCACCACCTCGCAAGCCTTGAAATCGCTGCGGGCGCGTGGTCTGCGGTGAGCGTGAGGTAGGAGTTCTGCCTCGATAGTTTAGAGCATCGCTTGAAACCCGATGCAAAAGGAGATCAAAATGAAAGAATGTCCACTTTGCAGAAGAAGAACAACAATCGTTAAGGCTATCAGATGTGGTGAATGTGAGGGGATTGGATGGAAAGAAGACAAGAATGGGAAACGCACTATCAAGTGTAGGTGGTGTGAGAACGGATACTATGTCCTCTTGATAGCGTGTGATCGCTGTAGAGGACTAGGGTTCATCCACTAGTCCTCCCGGGAGATTGGGGAAATCCCCAATCTCCTTTTTTTGTTCGTCTCTCCATCAGACACGTTTTCCCCTCATCCCCACCCCTTGCCCCACCCCAGCGGCGCTCCGCGCCGCCCATGCTCCGCTCTCGCTACGCATGGCCCCACCCCGTTTAACGACTAAAAAGAAAGAGCAGACGCCCTTTAATTTTGAAACCAACGTCTGCTCAAGGAGATCAAAACTCCATGTCTCAGTGATTATACTCCGAATGCCATGATTGATCAAAGAAGAGCTTTGTCTGCTAGGCAATCATGGCTAGTGGTGAACAGATGAAAGAATAGCATAATATCCCTTTCTGGCGACCGCCTGCTTTAGCTGGCGGTACATGACTCTATGCTAACACATCGCTCAACCACTGCACAGCCTGGGTACTGCTCTGCACATCTAGGCTGTGCAAGGACATGGGGCTCTACCTAGGACTCTTCAGTGGGTGGGTCTGGCAGATAGCCTTTCCGACAGGGTGGAAGAATTGGAAAGTTAGTTCCGTCTATGTAATCATCGACCTCATCGTACTCCTTGGTCTCCCAGTACACAATGACATTGCGAGGGACGTCCATGAGACGGTCACCCTCATCCTTGTAGAACGCAGCTAAGTCCTCGTCTCCATTGATGAGGATGGCAGGATTTTTATTAAGGGAAAACATCCGAGCAAAGCAGTAAGCTCCGACTTCTTGACCTCTAATCTGAAAGTACTTTTTCGGTTTGTATGGCTCTTTAGCTTTTGCTGCGACCATGCCAGATGGAGCATACTGGATAGTTCTCTTCACAGGGATTGCTGTAAGTAGTCCCTCATGCACAAGGATCGAAACCATCTCAGTGACATCATCAGGTGAAACCGTTCGATTCGGGTTACGTATCTCTCGCATGGTTGCACCTCGTCCCTTCTCCTCCCACCATCGCTCAACGAGCGACAAGATGCGCGTGCGTAGCTGCTCAGTAGGATTTTGTGGTACAGGAGCACTCGTCACTGGTGTAGTAGCAGATCGTTTTGCTTTGCTGTGTGTTCTCGATGATTGTCCAGGATAGCGACACCTTTCAATGCTTGCCAAGAGATCAGTAGCTCTCTCCAAGCAATCAATGCTTGTTCGCAGATCTTCAGGGCTCTCCATGACTTGCAGCAAGGCAGGTCCTTGCACCATTGCCAGAAGTTCCTGAGCAGTGTAGACTATTGATTGATCTTCCATCAACGATCCTTTCGGGGCTCTCTGTGTGTAGCAGAGAGCTTCTTTGTTTGGTGCTGTGTGTGACACAGGCATGTCTATAATACACAACTTTACACACTAACGTCAAGACTTTGGGGCATGCAGAGGACCTTCAGAGAACCAGATTTGGCAGGATGAGACTGAAGCAAGGAAGCATTGATATTTGCTATCGTATGGCTTGCAGAGCAGGATGAAATGGGTTAATGCAGAAAGCGTTAGGGAGCAAGATGTAGTGAAGGGAAGTCCTGTTTCTATAACATATATGTGTGAGTGAGTATTCGTGTTTTCATAGCAGATGGCTAGATACACACACAGATAAAATCTATCTTACTACTACCCAATCAATATACTAACATAATAACAATATATAATAATAATGTCCATACAAGTATAGTTTACATGCGTATATAGATTAAGTGTGTAAAGCTATGTGTGTTATTGTATATACGCAAATACTCACTCACACATATATGTTATCGGGAATAGGACTACAACTACACCAATAGCCTCTCATCCCGCTCTGCAAGCCACCTCAATGCCATTTCCTTGATTTCTACGGTTTCTCCACCACAGCCCTACTCTGAGCACCCTGCCTACATTGCACCCTGAGCCTGCTCTGCAAGCGCGTTGAGTGGCAGTGGGCTGCGTTGAATTTTTCAGGGAGAGTCCGAGTTTTGGCGGCGGGATCGCTGATTCGTTGCATATAGTCATTGAATCTGGCCCTGCAAAAGCGGGTTTGGCACTCGCCGATCTGTGTAGACAATATAGAAACAACGCCGATTTTTTCTATGATGGCCAAGGCAAAGGACACGGGGCTACTACACCTTGCCTTTCTCTGCCTTCCCCGAAGTCTCAACGACATCTCTGCTACCTGCATTGCCAAGCGGGGAGATGCTGTGTTAGCATTGGAGGATAATCATGTCAAGACATAGGAGATGATAAAGCTATGTATGAAGGGAATGCCCTTTCACTGTTCTCTACACCGAGTTGCGTTGTTTCTCCCCGAGGTGCTCACAAGTTCCACATCACATTTGCAGAAGACATTAGTACAGTATTTCGTTGCTGTGAGGTCTGTGGAAAGACATCGAGACTACGCTGTACAATCAGTGATACATGGGAAGATATCAATGAGCCTGCACAGAAGGATTGCAAAGGTGAAATACACCAAAACCTCTAGCTACGAGAAGACCTACACCAAAACGTACAACCCTTACCTGTATTATCATCAATTACTCGATGATAGCAAAGATATTGTCAATGCATCAATGATTGCAGAGGAAATCGGGGAACACGTCAAGGAGCAAATAGGGCAATCTATGATGCATGACAGAGAAGTATCATTGACAATCACAGTAACCATTGAGGAGAACTAACCCATGAAACAAACGCGTACATTGACATTCGAGAAGACCTACGACCCCGCAGAGGAGCAGTGCAAATTCACTGACCAAGGCAGTGAGACGACGCCGGAAGAGATTGCAGAGAAGATCCTTGCATATCTCAAGGGCATGGAAGACAATCACAGTAATGCAAAGATTTCGGTGAGTTTCAGGGAAGAGGTGTAGTAGGTGATCAAGAAAGTCAAGGGAGCTATCTCCCTGCCAAGCGGTGAATTGTTCCTGGGTGGGGACATTGAGATCGATGAACAGCCAGAGCCACTCGATGAAGAGTTCTTGGCAGAGCAGACACGGGTCTTCAACGAGATCATCAAGAGGTTTCAGATCCCTACGCAAATTGTCGTCTCACTCGATGGCTCGTATATCCCAACGGGACCCGTTGTCGAGTCAACACTAGCAGAGAAAGTCAGGGAAAAGCAGTGAACCTCAAAGACATCTTAGACCTCGAAGAGATCAAAGATACACAGCTTGCAAAGTGGCTGCGTTGGTGGATCACTGAACGCATGGAGAGGAAGATTGAGGATGTGATGTGGTGGAATGTGAAAGAGCACCCGCCGCTCATTGGAAGCACAGAGCACATTGAACTTTTCGCGTGCTTCAAGGATGGGACACCGTTTGCCATGATCTTCAAGAAAGAGGAGCTGCGAGAAAAGGTCAAGGCGGCATGTGATGTTGATGATGGCAAGGAATGCGCAGATGCATCAATCATGATCCCTGTTCATGGCTGGATATGGCATAATTTCAAATGGACATACACAAAGCGAAACAAAGGCAAAAAAGATGATGCTCTTATAGAAGTCGTGCACGATTGGGCTTGCCGTGCAATGCAATACTATATCCACTGTAACATGGAAGATCCATGGACGCTCGTTGAGGCCTACGAAATAGCCTTGAGTTGCCCTGACATTCAGCTCAAAGAGTGCGATGTCAATCAGGGTGCCCCAAGGACCTGGGCGATCTCGACACCTCATAAACCTGATGTCTATGCAGAGGGAATCAATGAGCTTTATCGCAAGCTTCGAGAGGCAAGGGAATACTGTGCAATACTCAAGAAAGAGCCCCGCAAACAACGAACTGCCAAGGAAGTCATTGATGAGGTCTATGCCATCGCCAAGGAATGCCCTGCTATGCGTATCAACAAGTACACTATTCCAGGATACGAAGGGTCATCACCCGCCTGGATCGTTGACCTTGCAAACGGCGACTACACTGCTGAAGCACGGGGAGCAGAGGCTTTGCTCAAGGAAGTCAAAGCAGCCAAGGAGTACTGGGAAGCATCACAGAAGAAGCTCAAGGGACACCAAGCTACCCGTGAGGCCATGGAGAAGGCAAAGAGCAGCGATGGAGAGGTCATTCGAGTAGACGGACTGGACCATGAGACCAAGGAACTCTTGTTGCATTTCATCGAGAGCCTTACAATCAAAGATGCCTCTGATATCCTCGCTAGAGAATACCCCTGCTCCGTCTGGGACGAGCTGTACTTCATCAGGGAGAAGCTGAGAAAGAGCATTGCAGAGCCAAGGAGGAAGCGATGAGCAATCTGATTACCATAGCCATCTTCGTACTCATCGGCCTCATGGCCCGCTACGCAAACGATGAGATTGGGGGCTACGTTGAACCAGACCTTGAGGATGCTTTTCCTCTGGGCGGGAGTCACGTTATTTCTGGAGGAAAGCTTCTCAAAGAGCCTGCCGTGGGATACACAACGAGAGAATGCGCTGAAGCCCTTGCTCTCATGGCAAGCTCAGGAACTGGCTCAGGCAACACAGGGAAAAGCGATGATATCTATGACGAGCCCCAAGCAATGTACCCGATGGAGATGAGAAATGAGGGATAAAGACATATTTTTGCGCAAGATAGCAGATGGGAAGCTGCTTATGCGCAAATCAACCATGACAGGCAATGCAACCTGTGACTACTGCCATGCAGAGCAGCGAGCGCCACGGGGTGCACTGGATACTCTGCCATACAAGGAATGGTGCGTGGTTGTCGCGGCAAGATCATTCTTTCCTGGCTTTGTGCCGTCTCCCTATCCCACCACAACTGAGGAGACACGTTACTATAACGATGAGTGCAAGCCGCAATTTGCATGGTTTGAGCAGGGGGAGGATTAATGGCCAACACAATCATCTGGCACTGCCTACCCGGGGAATCCGAGGAAGACCGCATTGATCGACTCAACAAGGAATTGCTCCGCATATTCTTTGATGGCAAGGACGTGTGCCCTGAACGCTTTGTGCTGGGAGACGATCAAAGTTCTGTCTGCATGATCTGTGGCATGGATGGTGGTTATTGGGGTCCGCTTGAGCACAGCACCCCGCATTTCATGGAAAGCCTGGATGCCATGCAACTCATTGTCGAGTCAGGGAAGTTCGCAGAGGTCAGGGAAGAGTTCTTTCACTGGCTTGCATCAGAGGGGAAACCTGCGTATGAGTGTACCATCATACTCTACAATAGAAGCCCAAGGGATAAGATATATTTTAAGCAAGTGGGCAATAGTAGGCAAGAAGCATTCTACTTAGCTGTATTGGCTTCACAGGGCTGTACTGTGATCAAGGATGAGAACAATGAGCACAACGAAATACACTGACAGAACACAGCTTTCTCCGAGAGAAGCAGAGATAGACGCACTGAAGTCTCAGGGACTGAGCAAAGAGCAAATCGCTAGTAGGCTCTGTATTTCAGAGAAGACCGTGGGACATCACATCTGGAGCATCAATTCACGTAGAGGCAGAGAAAAGCAGTGACTGAACCTATCGCACACGAATACGCTTGGTATATGAGTTCGATGTGATGCAAGATACTCTGGATTTTTGCATTGAGACAGTCTTTGAACACATAGAGAGCTTTGACAGTGTACGACTTGTTAAAAGACATGCCAAGATCGTTGAAGTGAAAGAGGAGGAAAATGTTGAACATTAAATTCCTGCTAGAAACCTTTCACAGAGGCGCAGTGCCCACCACAGTAGACGGTGAAATCCTTGCAGAGTTCGCTAAAGACCCTGAGTTTGTACAAACTCAGCTGTATTCGCATGCGGGGGACCCAATACGAGTCAGGGTAAGCCTGGACTTACCCGTGACATACACCACGACCATCGTCGACGCCGATGAGATGCCAGTGAGAGCTTTGCCGGAGCCTCCGCGTGCGTTGCCAAGTCCTGCATTGCCAGCCCTTGAGTTCGACCCAGGCGACTACGGATGCTTCTATGATGACGAGGAGGACTGGAAGGACGGATAAGAGACTTCTCATTGTTATTTCGCTGCTTGTACTGTTTTTCACAAGCTGTAAGGAGGCTAACCACGTGAATACACAATCCCCAAAAATCCAGGCATGGATATTTCCATCGGACAAGACTTGTGATGCAACCAGCGACATCACTGATCCCACAAGACACTATGACGCGCTAAAGCCACAATATTATGCATTGCAGGATGATGGAACACTTCAACAATTAACATCGGGGTGCAATGCGTATAGTGCGGCTAATATAGCACTAGTGAAGC